GAAAAGCAAACAAGACCTATATTGCTGGTGATGATGACCAGGCTATTTTTAAATGGGCTGGTGCTGATGTTGATACTTTTATTGCACTTAAAGAAGAAGTAGATTACGTCGACACATTAAACCAATCTTACAGAATACCTGGTGGACCAATACATGAATTGTCACAACAGATAATTAGAAATGTTTTTAACAGATATGACAAAGACTACATGCCAAGACAAGAGATGGGTGATCTTACAAGATACTCTGACGTCACACAGGTAGACATGTCACAGGGTGAGTGGCTGGTGTTGTCAACTGCCAATCATTTTTTAGATAACATAAAAGATTTATGTGAGCTACAAGGTTGGTACTATTCACACAAAACAAAAAACTCTATCAAACTAGATTTACTTCTTGCAATACAAACCTGGGAGAGATGGAGAAACGGTGAACAACTATTACCAGTCGCATCAATAAAAAATATTTATTCTTATCTCGGAGAAAACGTGACTAAGGGTTATCAGAAAGGTAACACTTTTGATGAGAACGAAGAAGGATATTATATCGAAGAGTGTCTCGAGAACCACGGATTACAAACACAAGATGTTTGGTACAAAGCGTTTGCAGGTTTGGATACCAACACAGAAAATTACATTCGTAATATGCTAGCAAACAGAGAAAGTTTTAAACAAAACCCACGAATAACTTTATCAACAATACATGGAGCAAAAGGAGGTGAAGCTGACAATGTATTACTTTTACCTGATATTACTAAGTCTGCTCTTGACCACAACGATATTGATCCAGACGAACTACACCGTCTATTCTATGTTGCTGTGACACGTGCAAAGAAAGCATTGCACATACTAGAGCCAAAGAATTACGACAGAGCATACATGCTGTGAGATTTCACGAACACATAAAAGGTGACAAAGCAGAATATATAGCTGCGATGTGGTTGTGGGACCAAGGATACCTGGTTTGTAGAAACATGTCACAACAAGGCGCTGTTGATCTCGTTGCAATCAGAGAACACGAAGTTATACTGATAGACGTTAAATCAGTTTGTGTCAGAAAGAGAGATGGATACAAAATAAACAGATCGCTCACACCAATACAGAAAGTTCTTGGTGTCAATATTTTAAATGTAAATGTAGAAACAGGAGAATGTGAATATGTCTAACCCATACGATAACCAGGTCGGAGGCGACCATTACAAAAAATATAAGATACAGCCTAGTGAATTCATCAATAAAAACAAATTGTTATTTGCCGAGGGTTGTGCTATAAAATATATTGTAAGGCATCAGGATAAAAGAGGTAAAGAGGACCTCGAGAAAGCGAAACATTTTATCGATATGATAATAGAGAGAGATTACAGTTGAGAACACTGCAACAACCATTATTCACACCAGAAACTGAGTGGGTGCCACCAGATAGATTACCAGACTTATCTAGTCATAGCGAAGTTGCCATTGACTTAGAAACACGAGATCCAAACCTGTTAACTTTAGGCTCAGGCGCGGTAAGAAGAGACGGGGAGATAGTCGGCATAGCAGTCGCGGTCGAAGGCTGGTCCGGCTATTTTCCTATCGCGCACGAAGGTGGTGGGAACATGGACCGAGGATTAGTCCTGGATTGGTTTGAAGAGTTACTAAACAACACATCAACAAAAATATTCCACAACGCGATGTACGATGTATCCTGGATCAGATCACTTGGCTTTCACATAAACGGTGGCATCGTGGATACAATGATTGCTGCAAGTTTGATAGACGAGAACAGGTTTAGTTATACACTGGACTCTGTTGGTAAAGATTATATTGGCATGCGTAAGAATGAAAAACTTTTACAAGACGCTGCAAAAGATTTTGGTGTTAATGCCAAAGCAGAAATGTGGAAACTACCAGCACCGTTTGTGGGTGAGTATGCAGAGAAAGATGCAGAGATCACATTAAAGTTGTGGCATGCACTACAACATGAAATATCAAAACAAGATTTGTGGGATGTGTTTAATTTAGAAACTAATTTGTTTCCGTGCCTGGTCGATATGAAATTTCAAGGTGTGCGCGTTGATGTACAAAAAGCTATGTCTGTCAAGGCACAGCTACAAGAAACAGAAAAAAATTTATTACAAGATATAAATAAGATAGCAGGTTTTGACGTTGAGATCTGGGCTGCAGCATCAATTGCAAAAGCATTTGAAAAAGTAAAACTACCATACGACAGGACAGAAAAAGGTGCACCAAGTTTTACGAAAAATTTTTTAGCAACACATCCTGCTGAGCTACCAAAACTAATTAACGAAGCACGAGAGATTAACAAAGCCAACACAACCTTTATCGATACGATACTAAAGCACGAACACAACGGCCGTGTGCATGCTGAGATAAATCAGATACGATCTGATCAAGGCGGCACGGTTACAGGCAGGTTCAGTTACAACAACCCGAACCTGCAGCAGATACCTGCACGCCACAAGCATCTGGGCCCGCTGATTAGATCGTTGTTTATACCAGAGGAGAAACATAAGTGGGGTTGCTTTGACTACAGTCAACAAGAACCACGTATACTCGTGCACTTTGCATCACTGATGAGACTAGAAGGCACAGGCACAATTGTAGATGAATACAGGAGCGGCAGTGCAGACTTTCACCAGATGATCGCTGACATGGCCGGTATCGATCGTAAACAAGCAAAGACAATTAATTTAGGTATTATGTATGGCATGGGTAAGAATAAACTCATGGCAGAACTAGGACTTATGAAAGACGCAGCTGAGAAACTACTCAAGACATATCACCAGCGAGCGCCTTTTGTAAAAATGTTATCAGAAGCAGTGGCGCGACGTGCTGATGACTCTGGTAAGATTAGAACGATTGGGGGAAGACTATGTCACTTTGATATGTGGGAGCCACACGGGTTTGGTATTAAGAAGCCATTGCCACACGCTGATGCACTCAGGGAACATGGCCCGGGGATTAAACGAGCCTTCACATACAAAGCGCTTAACAAACTAATACAGGGATCAGCCGCCGACATGACAAAACAATCTATGCTGGCGCTGTACCGGGAAGGAATAATACCACATGTACAAATTCATGATGAACTTGATATCTCAATACCAAGCACTGAGAAGGCACAAAAAATTATTGATATTATGGAGCAAGCGGTCGAATTACAAGTCCCGAACAAGGTAGACTACGAGAAGGGGGAAAATTGGGGTGACATACAGTAATGAAGATCCGGTAGAAATTACACTAGGCATATGTGAGTCCTGTGATAATTACGTACCATTCCTTAGACTAGTCACAGGGAACGAGGACCGGGTTTACCAATGCCTAACCTGTAAGGCAAAGCACAAACAATATGTAAATGGTAAAGTTACATTCAGATATTTAGATGAGTTGTATTCTATTAAGAATGCCGGCGGCAGAGAATAGCCACCGACATATGAAGGTGAGAGATATTTGCATAATATTTTAAAATAATATCTTGTCAAATATAATATTTGCACTATATAATCCCATAGAATAATATAATAAGGAGGCAAAATGCCAGACATAAGTAAATTTAAATCAGTGTCAGTATCCACAGATACACACGCAAAACTTTCTAGCTTAGCACAAAATAAGTTTGAAGTGCCAGTTAGTGTACAAAAAATAATAGAATATTTACTACAGAAAGAATTAAAAAAGAAAAATGGTAGATCTAACGGGAAAACAAGAGGTTAAAGCCATTTGTCCAAGGTGCTTTGGGAATGGCTTTATTCGTCTACAAGGTGTACAATACGATTGTCCACAATGTGACAGCCAGGGTTGGGTTATGTTACCGGCCTATCAGTGCAGAAAAAACGTTGAAGGAGGCATAGAACCAAGATGGATGAAAACTGGAGAAACCATATGAGTCTTATAGAGAAGCGTATAGAAAACTTAATAAAAGTTATGAAAGACGCCAAGGATTATGACATGAAAATTATATGGAATAATAAGTTACAACAGCTTTTTGAAACAAGGAAGGCCAAGGCATATGAAAGACTTGAAGATCAAGCTAGAATGGTACACTAGCAATCTGCTGGTGTGGGTAATTTTAGCAATAAGTTTAGGATTAATGATTGTAAATATCGTAACCATGGTTAATATGTATGGTGTCATTGAAACGATGTGGCACGAGATAGTACAGGTGAAAGAGACAAATAGTTATCTATACCAATTTATCGAGGAGCATAGAGATGACTTTAATTAAGGAGAACAAGGTGAGAAAAGAAATCCCTAACAGGATGATGAGTGCTACTTTCGCGTTACCAATCGACGAACGTCGAGTGGTCGGCATACTAGATTACGTTGCAAGTGATACCGGCATCACACCCATGGCTTTCTGGATTAAACTCAAACCAACAGATTCATACCTGGATAGAGAACTCAGAGCGTCAGGCAAGCTGATATCTAGGTGTTTACAACACGGCGAGTCCTTGAAAGATTTAGTGGACACACTATCTCAAGATAATGTGATTGGTCAGATGGCAAACTATCTGCACAAGAACATGGAGGATATTATTTTAGGCAAACAACCGGACAAGAAACAACGTATGTTGTCGACTGATCCATACGCGATGAAAGAGTAACATGGTATTTTCTATACTTGGAGTCAAAGGTGGTAAATCAGTTGGCATCGGCAGAGGTGGCAAGCCAAGCTACAAACGTAAAAAGAAAAAGAAGAAGAAAAAGAATGGACGAGTTTGAGATAGATTGGATACCAGAGGATACAGGCGCGCCGTACGAGGCTGACGAATGCTTCAATGATGTCCCGGCACACACCATAGATAAGATTTGTAAAGCCAAGTTTGGCCATACAAACTGGGCTAGAATGGGCCAGATGACACCAACAGATTTAGTTGGCAACCCGTGTGAATTCGATTATACTAACGGTGTTATTTATTTTAAAAATAAAACATTTATATAGGAGTCATTATGGTATTTGGAGTAGCCGATAGAAAAGAAATGTTAAAAAAAATTGCTGAAATGCGAAAGAAACAGAAACAGAAAAAAATGGGCACACCAAAGTTTGCACCAGGTAAAGGCGGTGGTTCTGATGCTGCTAGAAAAGGTAAAGGCACTATTAAGAAAAAACCTGTGCCGTTTAAGCCTAAAAATGGAAAACAACCAGAGCGCGGAAAGATGGCAAAAGGTGGTCGACCAGGATTATATGCAAACATTCACGCCAAAAGAAAAAGCGGAAGAAGGATGAAAAAGAAAGGTGAAAAGGGCGCTCCAACCGCAGCTAACTTTAGAAGAGCTGCACAAACAGCAAGGACAAGATAATGGGCAGAAAAGTTCCATATTCAAAAAAAATGATGGACGCTTTGAGAAGAGGCGGCTTCAAACAGGGCAACCGAGGCAACCTTGGTTATGATATTATCCGAGAAAAAGGTGTTAAGAAGATAGAGTTGTACGGCACACTGACACCTAAGATTTTTGGAGAGAACTGACAATTAGCCTTGAAACTCATTGACCGATATGTATACCCAAAAAGTTCACGCGCAAATATTGCAGGGCTTAGGCATTACACCGTCAGTGGTGAAGAGCAAAAGCTCCCGTCAGTCACCACTGTTCTTGGACAAACACAACCAAAAGAAAAACAAGAAAGTCTTGAGCGCTGGCGCAATAGAGTCGGATTGCGCGAAGCTCAAAAAATTACGAGAGATGCTGCCATAAGAGGGACAGCAATGCACAAGTACCTCGAAGATCTAATCCGCGGCGAACGATCCCTTGATCTTACCCCACTAGGCGTTGAAGCTACGAAGATGGCTGAGATAATCGTGGAACGAGGATTGAATGACTGTTCAGAGATTTATGGCATAGAGGCTACCCTATTTTACCCAGGACTGTATGCGGGTAGTGTAGATTTAGTCGCGAAGTATAAAGATAAAGTCAGTATCATTGACTTTAAACAAACGAATAAACCGAAACAAAGAGAGTGGATCGGGGATTATTTTTT